CTATCTGAGCGATCCGCAACGGGCGCTGCGGGAGGGTATTCGCTGGCAGCGCTTGCGCGGGACGCCGGAGGCCTTGCGCCTTGCCTTTTCCTGGCGCGATCTCGACGGGGTTCAGGTCTTCCAGGAGGAACCCGGGCAGCACTTCGCCGCGTTCCAGATCGACACAAATGCGGTGCCACAGCTTGAGGACATCGACGACCTGATCGCGCTCGCGCGCCTGTCGGCACCGGCGCGATCGCGGCTGGCGCGCATCTTCCACGGCTATGACCTGCGGCGGATCAAGCTGGACGACACGCGGCTCGGGGACGGGCTGCTCAGCGATTACAGCGGGGTGCGTCACACAGACGGGCAGACGCGCCTGTCGTTTGGGCGCGTGTTTCCCGCGACTGTGCCCGCGCTGGAGGTGCGGACACATGCAGGGATCTTCGTCGACCATGTCGGGCGGGCGTTCCTGCCGGGTCGGTTTGTTCTGTCGGACAGCAGGCTCGACGACGACCGTGCGACGCCCAACCCGTTTATCTATCATGCGCACCTGTTCACGCTGGCCAATGCCGACGGCGTCCCGGACGAGCCAGCCGACTTCGAGCCGGTGCGCAGGTTCCAGCGCGCGCAGATGGTGCTCTCGGAAGGGATGCGCCTTGGGGACATCAACAGCCGAACACCCCCGGTGGATTGGATGTTCTACGAGGGGCGCAGGCGGCTCTCCGAGGAGGCTGCGGTCTCTGGCGCTCCGGCCGAGGTGCGACGCACCCGGCGCACGGAGATGTTCGAGCGCAGGGCCGTCGCATCTGCGCTCGTGCCATTGCCGCACGCCACATTCAGATGGCGCGACACGGTTCGGTCCCAAGTCATCGGCGGCCGGTCACAGGTTTGCCGCCTGTCAGACACAGTTCGCCAGCTCCCGCCGGTCTGGTACGCTCAGCCCGCGCGGGCGCTTGCTGCCGAGACCTACGAGGTGACGGTGCGCGTGGGGGACGCTGTGCGTGCCGACGCGCGGGTCGCCGTTCCCGAGCGGTTTACACCGGGACAGGTGGTGCGAGCTGACGCGCGCTCTGTCGGTGATGCTCTGCGGCTGATCCCGACAAAACCCGCTCTGGCACTGCTGCCTGATCTCTACGATCCGACCGCCTCACCGACACGGGTCACCGATGTTACCAGCGACGCGGCTTACGCCGGGCAGTTCTGGCTGCCGCTCTACCATGTGAACCAACCCTGGTCCGAGGTGCAGGTGCTCGTCGGGGCCATGCATCGCACGGACACACCCAACACAGACTGACGAGGAGGCCTAATGGCTATCATGACGCGCTCGGGGCGCGCAGCCCTGGCGGATGCAATCCGCCAGCGCCCGCTCCACCTTGCCTGGGGCACAGGCAACACCGAATGGGGCAGCACCGCCCCACAGGGGCCCCTGACGTTTGGCGCAAACGATGTGCTGCAGCTGCCGCACGCTCACGTCTCCGGCGTGGCGCTTGCCTCTGCGGACGGAACCACGACCTATTCGGCCGGGACAGATTACACGGTGGACAGCTCGACCGGCCGGATCACACGGATCGTCACAGGCGGTATCCCACCCGGGGCGACCGTCCGCGTGGATTACACCATCGACACACCCCCGCCGGACGTCACTCAGACTTCCCTGCTGGGTGAGCTCGGCCGCCGCGCGGTGGACGAAGTGGCGTTTGTGGTCGCGGATGATGCAGGCGCCATTGTCGCCCCCACCGGCCGCTTCACGCTGTCGGCCACACCCACCAACCACCTCTTCGTGCGGGTGCGCTTCGAGTTCGAGGATGCCCCCGATGCGGTGATCCGCGAGCAAGGCCTGTTTGTCGGCACCACCACCGATCCCGCCCTGCCGGCGGGGCTGCGGTATTTTGAGCCGGCCGCCATCACCGATCCCGGCATCCTGCTGATCGTGCAGAACACCGTCCCGATCATCCGCCAACCCTCGACCCGCGAGACCTTCGAGTTCGTGGTCACGTTCTGATCAGGAGGCCCACCCGTGGCGCTCGACCGCTATTACAATCTCTACAACTCGGCCTCCGGCTATGCAGAGCTGATGTTCCGCGCCGGTGACGGCCTGCAAAGCCGTGAACTGAACGAAGTCCAGACCTGGCTCGCGGACCGCCTCGCCAGGATCGGCGACGCCATCTTCAAGGAAGGCGACCTGATCCGCGATGGCGACGTCTCCGTCGATCCCGCCACCGGCGAGGTCAACCTGGCCTCCGGCATCGTCTACCTGCGCGGCGCAGCCCGCCCCGTCGGTGCTGCAACCTTTGTCATCCCGGTGGACCGGACGGTGGCCCTTGGCGTGCGCTTTGTCGAGACCATTGTCACCGAGCTCGAGGACCCAGCCCTGCGCGACCCGGCCGTGGGCACCCGCAACTATCAGGAGCCCGGGGCCGCACGTCGCAAGGAGCAGATCCTCTGGGGCTGGGACAGCGGCACGCAGACCGACGGCGGCACCGGAGCCTTCCATGCGATCTATACCGTCACCAACGGCACACTCGACAGCAGGATTCAGCCTCCCGAGCTCGACGCGGTGCTGCAAACCGTGGCCCGCTATGACCGCGAGGCAAATGGCTCCTATGTCGCCACGGGCCTGGAGCTCACCTATCTGACCCGCGACGATGCGGCGGCGGAATATGTCTTCTCGCTGGCCGAAGGTGTCGGCAATGTCGGCGGGCTCAAGGTCGAGCGCCCGCAATCCACCCGCCTCCGCTGGACCGTCGATCCGGACCTGCGGGCGGTGAATGCCGAGCCGCATGGCTTTGCCGATGGCGGCACTGGCACCGCGGTGATCCCGGTCAATCTCGCCCCCATTGCCGAGGTCACGGACGTCACCATCACCCGCGAGACCCCCGAGACCGTCACCCATGGCGCCTTCACCGGAGCATCAGACCCGCTTGCGAACAGCACGGTGGTTGCGGTCCTCAGCGTGTCACAAGGCGGCACCGCCTATACGCAAGGGGTGGATTACGTGGTCTCGGCTGGGCGGATCGACTGGTCGCCGGGTGGTGCGGAACCTGCGCCGGGCTCCAGCTATTCGGTCACCTATCGCTACATCGACAGCATCGCCCCGGAGGCTGTGACGGATGAGACGGTGACCGTCTCGGGTGCCGTGACCGGGACCACGGTGTTCATCGACTATGCCTACAAGCTGCCGCGCATCGATGCGCTGGTGATGAGCGCGGGTGGTCAGCTCTCGCGGGTGCGCGGCGTCTCGCAGACCCTCAACCCGCAGGCCCCGCAGCTGCCGGGCAGCGTGCTGCCTCTGGCGGAGGTGGCGCTGGATTGGTTTGCCGACCGGGTGCCGCTGGTGCGCAACACCGCGACCCGGGCCGTGCCCTTTGCGGACCTTGCTGCGATGCAACGCCAGATCAGCGGCCTGTTCCAGCTCGTGGCCATCGAACGGCTGCGCAATGACGCCAACATCACCGATCCCACCTCCAAGCTCGGGGTGTTTGTCGACCCGTTCCTCGACGACGACCTGCGCGACCAGGGCATCCCGCAAAGCGCGGCGGTGCTGTGGGGCGAGCTGACCCTGCCGATCACGGCGGCGGTTCAGGAACCGCCAGAGGGAGCTTCGGCGACGTGGACACTCGCCTATGAGCTGACGCCGGTGCTTGAGCAGCTGGCCAGCACGCGGGCGATGAAGATCAACCCCTACATGAACTTCGAGCCGGTGCCGGCGGCGGTCACTCTGGTGCCGTCGGTGGACAACTGGACCCGTGTCGAGACGCAATGGACCTCCGCCATCACCCGGGCCTTCACCTCGGGCTCGGGGCGGTTGTCCAGCACGTCGGTCTCCACCAGCACCGAGCTTGTGTCCTCCACCTCGCGCGCCGCGCTGGACATCCGCCAGCGCTCCGTCGGCTTCACGCTGCGCGGCATGGACCCGAACGAGGGCTTGTCCCGCATCGAGTTCGACGGGCTCGACGTGACCCCAGACCCTGCACCCGTGGCAGACGCGGCCGGTGTGCTCACCTCCGCCTTCACGATCCCGCCCGGCGTGCCCACCGGGTCCAAGAGCGTGACTTTTCTGGGCGAGGCAGGATCGTTCGGCGAAAGCACGTATACCGCCAACGGGACGATCATCACCAACACCTTCCGCAGTGTCACGACGCGGCGGACGGTGCGCTGGAGCCCGCCGCCACCACCTCCGCCACCGCGGCCTCCCCGCCGGTGGGACCCGCTGGCGCAGACGCTTGTGCTGGATGTGGACACGGTGGTGGCGGGGCTCGACGTCTGGTTCGACGCGATCGGTCGCGCAGATGCGCCCACGATCGTGCAAATCCGCGAGACCACGGTCGGGTTTCCGAACGACACTGTCGTGACCTCGAGCGAGGTCGACATGGCGACGGTCACTCTGGGTGGGCCGACCCGGGTGGCGTTTGACCCGACCTTGCTGCGGGCGGGGCGCGAATACGCGCTGGTGTTTCTGACCGATGATCCGGACCACGCCCTGCGGGTGGCGGAGCTGGGCAAGTATGACGCAGAGACGGAAACCTGGGTGACGGCGCAGCCCTACCGGATCGGCGTGCTGCTGTCCTCCTCCAATGCCTCGACCTGGACGCCGCATCAGGAGCGGGACCTGAAGTTCCGGCTGCTGGCGGCACGGTTCACCCAGACGACGCGGACGGTGGCGCTTGGGGAGATCACGGTCTCGGAGAGCACCGACTTCATCGCGCTGGCGGGGGTGGAGCGCATGTCGTCCGAGACCGATGTGACCTTCGTGCTGCGCGACAGCTCTGGCCAGGTGTTCCGCATGACGGAAGGGGCTGCGCTCAATCTGGCGGCGCGCGTCTCGGACAGGCTGAGCGTGGAGGCGGTGCTCTCGGGCTCGGAGCGGTTCACACCGGTTCTCTTCCCCGGCGTGCAGGTGCTGAACGGCGCGCTGGCCTCGGAGGCGGAGTATGTCAGCCGGGCAATTCCGGCCGCGGCGACGTTTGATGTCTCCGTCTATCTCGACACGCTGATCCCGCCCGGGGCTGGCGTGGCGGTATTTGCCGAGACGGATGCGGGCTGGTCGCAGCTGACGCTGGAGAGCGGGCAGCAGATCGAGAATGGGGCCGAGGAGCGGCACTATGTCGGGTCCGGTTTTGCCGGTGTGGGGGCCGCCACTGTGACCCGCATCAAGATCGCGCTGTCCGGCACCCCGGCGGCACGGCCGTTCGCCAGCGCCCTGCGCGCCATCCTCAAGTGAGGGGGCGCATGAGCAACACGGCAGCCACACAAGGCGTGAACCGGGACGAGCGCACCCCCGGGCGGGGCTACCCGCTCCCCCATCCTGACAACACGATGCAGGCGGACATCGAGCGGCTGCGCACCACGCTGGTCGCCGCTGACGCGGACGTCACGGCTCAGATCGCCGCGACCCGGCGGCGCTGGGTGCACGACTTCATCGGACTGAAACTGTGACGGCGTGGACGTGGATACCTGCGTACCCCGCCACCCCCTTGAACGACACGCAGTACCGCCCAAGCGCAACAACGGACATTTGATACCACACTCATGAGGACCCCATGACAGACATGATGCTGCGGGGCGCGCTGAGCGCCCTCAAGACCAAGATCGAGGCGCTGGCGACCTCGGAGACGGCCACAGCCGAAGACCTTGCAATGCTGGGCACGGCCCTTGAGCGCATCGCGGGCAAGACCACCGCCATCGAGGTGGAGATGCTCGGCGAGGAACAGCGCGCTGCGGTCTCTGTTGAGGTCGCGACGTCTCGGGACAACGCCTTGCAGGCCATCGCGGA